TTTTTTGGCACTTTGGTCTAGTGGTATGATTCTTGCTTTGGGTGCAAGAGGTCCTGGGTTCGATTCCCAGAAGTGCCCTTTATTTGTTTATAAATTATTTCTTTATAAACATTCTTAAAATTTAATTTAATAAAATTTACCTTAAACGTAATACTAGATGTAGAGTTGATTCTTTTTGAATATTATAATCTGATAATGTCCTACCATCTTCTAACTGTTTCCCCGCAAAGATAAGCCTTTGTTGATCTGGAGGAATACCTTCTTTATCCTGTATTTTTGCTTTAATATTTTCAATGGAGTCCGAGGCTTCAACTTCAAGAGTGATTGTTTTTCCAGTTAGAGTTTTAACAAAAATTTGCATTCTATTTTATAATTATTCTTATTTTTAATTTTCTGGATCAACTTCTTTATCACCCCCTTTCGATGACATTAAAGTATAGATAATAATCATTACTAAAGAGAACATCATAGGATCTTTCGAAACATATATCGTATATATTATTAATGATAATATAGCCATAAAGAATGGCATTTTCATTAATTGATCCGATTTATCTTTAATTAATCCATGGAGGTTGAACTTAAAAAATTCTTCCATTGGTAATATTATTCCTAATAATAGAATAATCAATGACATATTAATTATTCGATTGTTTTTTTTGAATAAATTAGATAAAGGTAAAAGAGCATTATTAAAATTTTTTTGGATATTCATTTATAATAGAAAATATTATTTAATTCGAAAGGTGGTTAATTAAGAATAGTAAGAGGACTAACATATTTACATTACCGATATGATATGAAACGTATACTAGTAAAGAGAGGACAACGCGGACCCATTCGTTTGCGACTAATGTTCTTAATTCTGATTCTACCTTCCCCTTTACGTCAAAGGGGAGGAAATACTTGAGAGGGAATAGAAATAAAACTGTTAATGATACTAAAACAAGGTTGATTGTTGCGCTATTTTTTTTAAGTGCTTGAGAGACAGGTGAAATAACTTTTTCCATTTTATATTATAGAAAACATTTTTTTTTTAATCAAAGTCTAAAATAACCGAAACATTCCTTTGATTTAATCCTCTTGATGCGGATTTTGATAATTCTTGTCTTTTTTTTCTTTCATTTGATATTTTTTTATGTTTCTTTATTTGCATAAAACTTGATGTCATATCAGCTTCAATTTCAGAATAATTCTCTAAAATATAATCAATTATTAAGTTATCAATGGCCCATTTAAAAAAATTTAATTGCCCCAATGTTGTTTCAATATGTTTACCTTCCGAATAATTAAATTGAATCCTTTCTCTTCGACAAAATGGATCAAACTTTTTCTTTGAATAAGATTTTAATTGTGACTTATAGGAATGATATGTATTGAATTGTTTAAGAACTTTATTTCCTTCACTTTTAAATGTCCGTAATCCATCGGGGGTTAGATAAATTGTATAAAAAATATTGTTCTTCTTTGAATAGTTTGTTACAAACCAATCAATTATTCTTAATGATATCCTATTATTTACTTCAACTACTTCTAATAATTTATCAATATTTCGTTTTTCTTTATAATATTTATGAAGGGATTCTAAAAGAATTTCCATTTTCATAATAATTATGAAAATCCTTTAAATAATTTATTTACATATCCAATATATCCCTTGTAAATAAGCATCTGCAAGGTCATCTTTTTTTTTCGAATGATTAAAAAGTTCTTTAAACTTCTCACCTTCATTTTCGATCATATTTTCTGTATATTTAACACTTAGGAACTTATTCTTTTTATATCTATTTTTTTTATCATCATTATAGGGACATATCACAAATGGACCTTTATAAACTTTTAATTTATTCCTTGCATTTACCATAAATACTTCATTAATCAATGATTCTTTATTCATAACACCATTCATAATAAAGAATGTATAAATTATCATCTGAACACTTTTCATAATTGGATTTTTTAAAGCAGGTTGATTCTCAATCAGGACACATTTTACAGATGTTGTATCAATACTATTTAATTCTTCTAAACAGGTTTGAGATAACTGAAATAAATGATTTGTATCTTTTATTTTCTTTACTTTCTTAAACTTCTTTTTGTGCGCCGAACAACAATAATTAACTTTATCATCATTGATTACTGTATAAGTCGCTTGTTTTTCACATTTTTTTCTTAATGTAACATCACAGATTGGATTCTTATTTAAGTTTAATATCCCCCAATCAATGATTTCTTTTTCAGGTGTTAAGATACAATATGCCAAGTTCTTAATTCCAACATCAAATGATAAATAATTCATAGGATTATATCCTTTATTTGTTTTAAGTAATTATTTAAAATTACCAAATATACTTAAACTCATTAAATCTTTTCAGATAAACAAAGTTGTAAATTAAAATTATAAAGCTAATCAGTGTTAATATATAGATATGGTCGGTATATCTTAAATCAACAATTGGATCTAAGAATTTATTCATATAGGATTCATTTCTTTTCACATCCCTTAATTTACATTCTAAGTATGCCACCGAACATACACGATAATTCGTAGTAACTTTAAATGAAGCAAATGCTAAACAAAATAAATAAATAAGAGGTAGTGTATCCCCTTGAATCATCATAATAAGACCATATATAAGATAACTATATACAAATAATAGATGATACATTAATGAATGATATATTAAATGTTAATATATTAAATAAAAAGTAAGGTTGCGTTAAAAAAAATGATTAATATATTTTTTAAAAATTAAATAATTAATATTATATATACACTTATAATGAAGAGAATTGACTTTTTAAACTTGTCCTTAATTATTGTTATAATTTATTATTTATTCAAAAATAAGGATATAATTGAGGGTAATGAAGGATCTGGTGGAACAAAATGTAGTGATTTAGAAATCTGTAGGGGTTATCCTTATGAATATAAATCAGGGAATGATATATTAACACAAGAACAATGTTTAGATGGAACAACTACTTGTGATGATAGAGAAAAAATTACACGGTGTTGTCAAAATAAAAATGATGTATGTCAAGGTAATATTGACCCTACAAAAGATATCATTTGTGAGGATGGATCGTGGCCTAAAGTTGATTCGAGTAATATTCCATATGAATGTCAGGGGGTCGATGATAAAACAGAAAATTGTTGGAGAGAAGGTGATAAAAAACTACATCAATTAACAAATGAAGAAAAACAAACGATATGTTGCACTTCTAGAAATGATTTCTTATTAGCCGAACAATTTTGGGGAATACCATATCTTATAAGTAAAGCTTCAAAAACATACGACGATTCAAAAATATTAAGAAGAGATGGAGCAACCGAAGATGCCAATGATTTATTAAATAACTCTTTAGAATTATTATATGAGGCCAGAAAATTAGATACTTCAAATAGATATAGTAACATCCCAGAATTAATTACTAATTGGGGGACAGAATCGGGACATACATTAGGGTCAGGAATGTGTCTTGGTAATATAGATAAAACAAGTGATGTAGACTGTCCGAATGATCAATCTTATGTTAATAAACCATATATTAAACAAGGTATTGATAATGAAGCATGTTGTTTGGTAAGTGGTATGTGCTCTGGAAATACAGATGGAATAGGGGATATTACATGTCCTGATGGAATGACATTGAAAGAAGGAGTAGTTCAAGGGACAACCGTCCCTGAATGTTGTGATAGAGAGATTACATGTAGAGGAAATACAAATGTAAATTTAAATTTCAACTGTCCTCCACCATTAATTCCAATAATTGATAGTAATAATAAGAAAGCAAGTTCGAAAGAAGAATGTTGTAGACATCCCGAAGATAAAGATGAATCTGAACTAAACCATACTTCCTTAAATGAGACTATTTCAGGGACAATCGTAATTAATGCCGATTTAATTCAAAATACTGGAACCGAAGGGTCAAGTAAGAGAAGGATTTTTATTAATAATTTTCAAGAAGATATTTCAAATCATATTAATAGTTTAGGTAAAATAAATATCTCACCAAGACAAGTTATTATTAATAAGATATATCGTGGTTCAATTATAGTTGATTTTAAGATTATCCCTGATAATATAACAGGTGTTTCTATAACAAAAGAATATTTTTCATTTATATTAAGTAAGGAGATTCCTTTAATAAAGATAGGACATAATACATCAGGTGGTGTATCAAATGTTAAAGTTATTTCTTGGTATAACTTGGAATACTGGCCAACATGGATATGGTATGTTATTGTATCAGTTATTACTTTCTTAATAGTTATAATAATATTTGTATAATTATCTTTTTTTTTAAGAAATAAAATAAAATAAAATAATATAATTTATATTATATTATATTATATATATCTAATGTCAAGTTGTAAAGTCCCGAATTGTGATTTAAAAAACTTTAATGGTTGTTTGAATAGTCTAACATTTTGTGATATTAGTGGTGATATTAATAATGAGATTAGTGTTGCAACATGTTTACCGAAAGATCCAGCGATAGGAATTTTAAAAAGAGATTTAGCCGAATGTAATGTCCCATTAACTTCTGAAAATCCTCAATTTGAATGTGAAGAAAAAATTGGTTGTGAGTGGGATTATCCAGCAATTATGTCCGGAAATAATCTTCTTGAAAAACAATGTATTCCTATGAAAGATGTTCTAGGGGAAATAAAGGCGTATACATGTGGTTCAAGTCCAAGTTCTGGTACACACGAATCAAGTTTTACTACGAATAACGATCTAGCTCGAAGATCTTTAAAAGAAAAAGATACATTTGGTTGTCCAAAGGATAAATGTAATTATACACAAGTTAAAAAAACAAGAGAGAATGGCGAATGTTCTCCAACCGGTTCTGATAATATTATCAACGAAGCAACCGGTCAAAAATGTGGGGATCTATCTACAAAAGATATATGTCTAACATATCCTAATTGTAGATGGGGGCCGAAGGATGAAGAACACTGTGGTTTAAAAAGATTATTCTACCAAGATTTACAGGTTTCTGATGAAAAGTGTAAGTCTATTCAAGACCCAAGTGAAGAAACTTGTAACTATTGGGGGTGTATCTGGGATATTTATGGTGATAGAGGTTCAACTATAAATTATGATAAAAATACATCGGGTATATGTGTTTCTCCAACAAATGAGGAGTGTATGAAGAATTTCTGCTCAAAAAATACACAAAAAGTAGGAGGGGGATTAAGGAATAGTTTTCATCCCGATGGTATATGTACCTATACAAGTCAGGTTGGAGAAAATTCATGCTCCCCTAGCTATTTTGAAATAGTTGGAAGTAAAACACCCGGATTAATGGAAATACCAGGTGGCAATACTGATGTTGAAAATGTAGAAATACGGGATTTGAAGACAAGTATTAGTAATCAACAAGAAGTTATTAAATCTGAACCGGGAGATATCGTTGACAAAAGAAGTAAATTAAATAACTACATTGATGATCTATACCGTAGTTCATGTGAGGTCCGTGGAGAGTATACTACAGACACGAAATTATATAGTAAGAATAAATATGATTATGGATCTTATGAATGTGTTGGAGATAATGTTGGAGGTAACATAGCAAATGCTGATAGAAATATAAATAATATATGTTCGGCAATGAAAGAAGGTAATACCTTATATTACCGTAAAAATTGGCCTAGTTTAGACGGTAATGAACATGTAGAAAAAGTAGCTACTTTCGGGGCAGAAGGGGTTCGCGATTTTATTAGAATCGGGACTGGGGCAAAAATGTATCATGGATTAACATTTGGGTCTCAAGGGAGTAATACAGGTCGTTGTATAAATAAGTATAGTTCTGGTTCTGAAGAATATATTTTTGATTGTGCCAATATAACTGAACGCAAGGAATGTTTAGAAACTAAAGGTAGCAATATCGCTGATGGAACTCTTGAATGCGAATGGTATGAACCAAATGAACGTTGTAAAATAAATATGGATCAATTGATTGATACATTTACCGAGGACAGCTCGCAGTCTCCAGAAGCCGACAATTTATGGAACAAAATAATAGATTATTATCCGGGTGGATATTGTTCTTATGGCGCCGCGGGGGATTCCGCGTCGACAGAGAAAGTATATCGTTTAGAAAATAACACAGGGGGGGGATCGGAGGACAGCGGTGTCACCATCGATCCCTCTCAACCAGGGGGGCCGCACACCATAGATGATGCAAGCATCTTTAGCAGTAACTATACCTATTTAAATGGTGGAAGAAATGTTGGATTGAGGGTAATTGATGCGACTGTTGAACGCAACAACGATACCCATAAATATAGAATATGTTATGATTATGATGATTCGGCGGCTACAGCTATTAGAGAGGACTACAGTGGTGGAAATATATATTGTTCTGATGCTCCTCCTCTGGGAGAAAACGATAACATTGCATCTGGCGTATTAGATATTAATGGTAATATCGATTGGACGAATGGACCAGAAAAAGGTATATGCATCGAGACTGCGACCACACCTGTCCCGGCGGACACAGCTGCTTGCGCTGGGGTCACGGGTGGGGACCTGGATACTGCGACGGCGTGCGAGACGGTGAAGACTGTGGCCGATGCTTCCGTCGCAGCGTGCACCTACATACCCGTAACGGGTAAGCCTTCATCATTTATGGGAACTATTGGAGATGTGGCGGATAAAGGTATTACTTTTTCAGCTGATTTTCCGTTTTTTATGAAACCCGAATACAGACCTAGTGTGGCGGCTGAAAGTGGGGTCCAGGAACCAGGCTACTTTATCAATATCGATGACACTACTACCAAGACTGTTCTTTTAACATTGGATGAAAAAGCATCAGAGATACATGGAGAGTATAACAACATGGAGATAGAATTATATGGGAATATAAGTGGTGTTAAAGGGGATATAGAATACTATGGAGGAGGGGGTCTTAAATATGTATTTGTTAATTGGGTCAATTTTGCTGATACTGAAACAGTTCCAAACATGTCCTCCTTCAGTGTAAATGCAGTTCCACCGGAAACGGATACTGTAACTAGTAACATAACATATACTCTAACAAAAAAGAACAACATAGATGTTGTTATAACCAACGACGGTCTAGTTGACTGGAAGATATTATTTTTTAAAGATACGGCCCCTAATAAAGAGTTATTCGGTATATATAAAATTAAAGAAAATTCCGCTACTGGAACCTCCCTCGACCTTACATTAGAAGAGATATATCCCATCGCGACGGCCGCGGCTATTACAGACTTTAAACTTATACCACCTATTACTGTTGACACAAAATATCGTATCCATCCGAAATTAGTATCGACTGATACATTATATCCTAAGATACCTATTGGAACTTTAATAAGTATGGATACGGCTAATAATCAAACTTTTAAAGAGGTTGTGGGAAGTCAAGCGACCGTTGTATACAATGAGAGTCGGGGCAAAGAAGTATTTCTTATTAATAAAGAAATAAATAATAAGGTAGATTGTGACGGAGAGAGTTTGAGCTGGACTGAAGCTGAAAATAAAAAGAGTCGTATAAAAGCATTACAATATTTAAGAAAAGACCATAATTGTAGTAATCTATTTAATGAAGTTTATAATACTATTCGAGATAATGTGAATAAAAATAAAAATAGAATTACAACCTCCCCAGGACAAGCAGACTGTTATGATTTTTTGAAATCTGTGTTGAATGATATTGATACTGAAAATACTTCAAATCAAACAAATACGAACAGTAGATTAAATGGGTGGAGGATAGAATTCAAAGACATAATCCTTCCAGTAGAAGATTCTATATATACCAATTCTAGTTTTGATGAAGTATGTATAAATACACGAAAAGAAAATTTTGATGAATGTCGATTGAATAAAGATATGTGTATAGATGATGGAGATTGTATATGGGGTGGGGTTACTGGTGTAGATGATTATGTTTCTGGAGAATGTTCCAGCAACGATGTGGAAGTTAGCTTTAATAATAGATTATGTCCTATGATTCAATGTGGTAATATGTGTGTTCCACACGATAATAATTCTTGTAAATTGTGTTCTGAGCTTACATCAAGAAATGACTGTGTATCATCGGGGTGTGAATACACGGCTCCGTCGGCAGAAGTCACCGAGGCCTGCGCCGCCACTAATGCCGGCACGGACGACCAAGCCTGCACCGACGCGGACATCTCTGGCGATGCCACGGCCAGCAAGTCGGCTTGCGAGGGCGCGGGCGCGTGCACCTACACCGCGGCCGTAGACGCTGTGCTGGAATCATGTGCAGCACTCAGTGGCACGGACAATGCCTGCCCCTCGCCTCCCACCACCGAGGCTTCGTGCAGGGACACGGTCGGCTGTGAATACACAGCTGCGGTGGCAGGAGTCGCTGCCACCTGCACCGAGACTGCGTCCTCCTCAGTGACCGAGGACGCAGCTGCTTGCGCTGCGGTCACGGACGCGGCCCTGAGTGATGCAACGGCGTGCGAAGCCGTGCTCACGGATGACGCCAGCGACGCGGACACGAAGGCTTGCACCTACGCCGCGGCCGTTCCCGCGGTGTCGGAATCATGTATCGCAAATTGCAGTGGAGTATCACCAACAGAAGTTGATTATACCGAACCATCTTGTATGTCAAAGGTAAATTATAGTAAAAGAATGTTATGTAAATATAGTGGTGAAATTCTCGAGATTTATAAAACACCCAGACACAGAGAAACTGAAATCATAAATAGTATTTCTATTTATTTAGCTAAAAAATCCATATTAGTCCCTAACGTTATCGACCTCAACGACAAAGTAGAGGCCCCCATTGACGAGGTGTTCGGAGATGGTGGGGGAACGGAAGCAGGTGTTTTCAAAGAATGTATGCCCTCCAACACAATGTTAACGGAATGTAGCAATACGAATTCTAAAAATGATTGTGAGACAAATAATTGTATATGGAATGATATTGATAAAGACTGTCGCAGAAAAGATTATAACGAATGTAGACTCGTAGACTATTCTAATTGTTCGAACGCTGGGTGTGAAATAAATAATACTGCATGGAAGAAAGGAGATTTTAAAGGGACAGAGTTTCAATGTTTAGAAGGTAATAGTGCTGATTGTAAAAATATATATTGGGTAGGAGAGCATGGGGTTATAGGTGGGTGGAGGAAACCATGGGGGAGTATCGGGCCCTCCGGCAGCGCTCCGCGGAGGCCGGACGAATATGGTAAAAGAATTAATATCGATGGTATTCTTAATAGAGAACCTGTAAAAGCAAGTGGTCTAGCAAATATCATAGGAAACAACATCTACGTAGATTGGGATAATGAACAATTACAACCAATAACCGTCAATGATAATGTGAATTATTCCCTTGAAGATATAAACACGAAAGGCATCGAAGATACATGTATTTATGATGATACAACTGGTAAATATAAAGCGGAGAATACAATTAATAATAATTTATATGAAGGATTAATTGAAAATCTACCATCAAAAGTGAACATACAGAACCAAAAGACAGGTGAATGTGAAGAAGAACATACTATTTGTAATCAACTTACCGCTGATGAATGTAATGATGCTCCATATGGTGAAATGTGTGAATATTCAACAGAGCCGCAAGACGCACAGTGCACGGGCACCAACGACGGTGTGCCGAGATGCACGACGACCCCTGTCTCCGCGTGTGCCACCGCCAATGCCGATCAGGCCACCTGCGAGGGGGCGGGCTCGTGCACTTGGGATAGCAGCGACAGATCGTGCACGACGACGGACCAGGATAGGGCGTGCAACGCTGCGGTGACCGATCGGGCCGCGTGCGAAGCGGCTGGCGATACGCCGGGCGACTGCACGTACTCGCCGGGTGCCGACTGTGCACTCAACGGGGACAGTACTGCGTGTGCGGTTGGGGGCAGCGGTTGCACATACATACCAGCCACGGCAGCAAATACATGTAGGACTAAGACTGATCAACGTAATATATGTCCTGATGATACTTTATTATGGGAAGGGGGACAATGGAATCATATTTTAGACGAAGGAGGGGAAAGCACACATACTATAACTAATATGGTATATAATACTGGTAAGGCTACCGTCATAATAGGAGTATATAGTGATAGAACCCCTTATGAAAAACTTGATGATGTTTATCCTAATCATTCTGTAGAAAAAGCAATGAAAGGGTTTGAAGAAAGTAAAACAATTCAATTCAGCGAAATTTCTGCATCTAATCTAACCCCCGATGATAAAATACTGAAAACAATTCACAATTATGATTGTAATATTAAAGTCCATTCATATAACACTATTGAAGTTGAAATCGATGATGTTGATCCGGGTGATATAGATCAATATATATTTAATGAATTTAAATATAAGATTTCCCAAATCGCGGACAATAATTTGAACGGTGGTATCCTATCAGATATAATATTTCTGGTTGAATATGTCCGTTTCCATGACATTACAATGGATATTTACTTAGATATAGATATAAGACCTCTATATAAAAAGAATGACATAATTAATATTAAAAAACTACTATCTGATGGTAATACAGTCAATACAAGTTTTAAAGAACTATTTAATCCACATATTACAATTAAAGATGAAGAAGTATATACAAAAATTATTGATACCGACTATCAACAAAATAAAATAACTGTGAATAATATTCTAAGGAAGAACTCTGGACCGTATTTTCCTAGAAGACATGATATAAATAAGAAAGATACTACTAGTAAATGTATTAAGAGGGAAGGGGGGGTCGACTCGCTAGAAAATATTACATCAAATTCTGAATATTCTGGATATTGTGGTGCATCCCCTAATGATATAAGATGTCATGGTGATACTATGACTTGTGACTCTAATGAAAATAATAATGAACCTTGTCGTATGCCATTAGAATTCTCATATTGTGAAAGCTATAATGGAGATAGTTACAAATATTATACGCCATTCAATTCAAAAGTCATCCTTACTAAAAAGATTCCGACCGCAAATAATATCTATGATTTACATGATTTATTTCTAAAAGTTAACGTCTTAGAGAACCATAAAGATAAAACGAACTTCAACTTAGAAGGTTGTATTATTCGATATATTACCACTGGCACTGATACTACAGACTTTTCAGAAAAATATGGATATATTCAAGATTATAGGGAAACCCATGAGGACTCGGGGGGAAACGTCTTTACTGGATGTAAAATATTAACACCGACTGATAGTAATATGACACGTAACGAAACCAACGATGGACTTATATTATTATCAATTGATTTTCCAGTATCCGGATATAAAAAAATAAATAATTCATCAGAACAAACCATTACTCAAGACATACAAATTAAACCTTATAAACGTAAAGAAATAAGTTTATTAATATCCGATAAGGTGAAGCGAGGGAACCTCAAGACAAGAGAATACTTTCAAGGTATCAATAGTAAGGATATATGTGATTTTAATAACGGAATATGGGAAGATTTTAACTGTCGGACACATGGATATTCATTAAATAATATAGATATTTGTGAAAAGAATGGTTTACTATGGAAAAACGAAAGTAATATATGCGTGAAAGAATTAAGTAGTGTGAATGATTATTACAAAACAGAAGACGATGATAAAAATTATTGTTCAAGGAAGACAGATAGCGTTAAGAATACAGCAAAAGAAGAAGTTCCTCCCAATCAACCTTGTCCTTCTTGTAACCATAGTATATCAAATGGATTGATAGAATGTAAAAAGAACGAAGAAAGGGATTGTATGAAGAAAAATGAAATTAATTGTAATCTAGATTCCGGGTGTGAATATTATAAGGATATGATGGAACCTCCAGATAGTACTCTCCCATCACAAGCAGTATTTAGTTGTTCTACTAAAGAAGGTGTTACACCAGATGCCACAACATGTTCTGCAAATACTGATATATTATCATGTGAAGAAGATAATTGTGAATGGCAATGTCCATTTACACCAAATAGTCGTAATCAACCTGGATATAAAGTTACAAAATCAATTGATAGTAGTCCTCTTACTACAACATTAAATAATCTAACATCTGATTATTATGCCCCATCTGATTTATCCGTAGAGTGTGATACTGGGTGGGAAAGATATTCAGCTGTTGACCTTAAAGCAAATTGTGTTGAGAATATAAACTCAGATTCAAGGACAGAATCACATACACACCGTATAGAATTATCAGGATGCCGTAAGACTATCCATTGTTCGGATAATAAATTAAATGAAAGTATTCTTAATGAAGATTTATTATCTGAAATGGAAATTGAACATGTCCCTAATGAATTTACAAAAGTGGTTGGTAATAATAGAGAATTAGATTTAACCAAAATTCCAACAAACAATGGTGAATTTCCATGTGGTGCCCCTAAAGAACTAATTGGTGAACCTAATGATACAGTCGGGTGGAGTGAAGAGATTTGTTGTATAGGTCAGGGATTATGTTCTGGGAATACGGATTCTACAAAGGATGTTACTTGTCCTTCAGGACAAGTATTGAAAAAGGTATATTATGGAGAATCTACTGAATTACTTCCTGCAAAAGGATCAACTGTAGGGGAATGTTGTGTTGTTCCAGGGGCTCCAACAGTTACTATACCTTTAGATGCAGACTATGCAGAAATTGCTGGTGCAGAGGGTAGTGTTCAAAGGGATGCTTTTGAAGAGAACTTTCGAACAGACATACTCAGTATTTTAAATGCATCAACACATATTAATACAACAATTACATCAGAGATGATCGAAATATTAAATGTGGGTGAAGGTTCGATTATAGTTACATTTAAGGTAAATAAAGATACAACAGGGAATGTGATTCTTGAAGAACAAATTACAAAAGCTATATCACCTGGGACACCATTTACATCTGTTGGAGCTGTATCAAATGCTGCTCCGAGTTATAAACCATATGATCCAAAATCAAAATACTTCTATTGGAGTGATTCCCTTAATGCTGGTATTACACTCGATCAATTAATAACAACTATATTCCTTGTGATATGTATCTTATCCTCGTCATTTGCTGTTCTTGCACTTCTTCTGAAATAAATAAATAAATAAATAAATAAATATAGTATATTATAAATGATAAATATTGATCTAATTTTAATCTTTTTAACGTTGCTCATATTTTTTTATACAGTTGAAATGATTTGTAATTATATTGTAATTACAAGGAAGAAAGAAAAAGATAATACTATTGAAGGATTTGATATAGATGATATTACAGACAGTCCACTATCAATGATATTAATATTTGTATCAAGTGCTGCCGTAGGTTATTTAATATATAAATACTTTAAAGGTAAAAAGAAATCAGAAATCCAACAATCTATCGATTTAGAAAAGATTAAGACAGATGCATCTGTCGCAGAAGCAAAAATTGCTTCATCTAAAGCAATTGAATTAGAAAAACTTAAAATGAAAGAAAAAAAAGCTGCGGAAGATAAAGCTGCAGCCGAGAAAAAAGCTGCGGAAGATAAAGCTGCAGCCGAGAAAAAAGCTGCGGAAGATAAAGCTGCAGCCGAGAAAAAAGCTGCGGAAGATAAAGCTGCATCTGCAGCTACAGCATCCACTGAAGCCGTGACCCCTACGAATAATCAAGCAGGAGGAGAAGTTGGTGCTCTAAATGCTATTTCGAGATTTGTTCAAATGTTAATTTAATATTGATAACCACCAATCATATTATCATGAGGAGCCCATCCTTCAATTGTATCAATCGGCGTTGATGAGACACCAGTCATTGAAGGGGGTGTTGATTGAATACTTACCGTAGGTGGTTTCTCTTGACTATCATCTGGATCACCTCTTATACCGAAGATACTTGTATCAACTTCTTTCTTAACAATTGGTGGTTTTGGATAAACTACTCCTTCATCACTTGGAGGGACTTCCATAATTTGTTTTATTAAATCATTATTATCTTTTGGAGCATTTTGATGAGCGTTTGAGACATTATAGTATACAATCAAATTATTTAGCATAATATAAATAACTGGTAATAATAAGAATACCCAAGCAAGGTTCATTTGATCGTATTGACAGAGTCCATAAATAACTACTCCAAGAACAATCACAAGTTTAACTTCACTCCATGAATAGAGGTTGTATAGATTTTCCATTTTCTGACTATTGAATCGTTTAAGGACATTCCTAGACATGTACAAAGAAACACCTGAGACAATTACATAGACTATAAATACTATAACTGGGGAACATAATTTGATTGATGTTAGACTTAAATCCGCAAGATTCATTTATATATTTAAATATATTTTTTTTTTACTATATAAAGTTACTTCTCTATATTTAATAAAATGGGAATACCATCTTATTATAAGAATATAATACAAGATTACCCTGAAATTATCATACCTTGTGAAAGGTTTAATGAATCTATCGATCATTTATTTTTTGATCTAAATTGTGCGATTCACCCTTGTTGTGCGAATAAAACGAATGAAAGTGAAATGTATGATTGTATTTTTGAAAAAATAAAAGAATGTATTTCTTTAACAAAAGTTAAGAAATTGATCTATTTAGCAATTGATGGTCCTGCACCAAGGACAAAAATGGAACAACAAAGACAAAGAAGATTAAGGTCTTCGCAAGAAAAAAAGCCTTGGGATACAAATCAAATTACACCAGGGACACCATTCATGAATCAATTAAGTATTTACTTACATAAAAGATGTAAAGAATTTAATATTCCATACATAATTTCTGATTCAAACGAACCTGGTGAAGGAGAACATAAAATTATGCATTATATGGATAAATTACCAGAAAATTCAACAAATATTGTCTATGGACTCGATGCTGACCTTATTATGCTTTCAATGATAAGAAAAAATAATGTTTATTTATTAAGAGAAAGGACAGAATATAATATTGAAAACTTAGAAACACAATATGTTTTTTGTAATATTCAACTTCTTAAAAAATCTTTACTATCCACCATAAAAAAAGATAGTTTTCATGTTTCAAATGAGACAATTCTTTTTGATTATTTATTCATCTGTTTCTTTATTGGAAATGATTTTATCATCCATACACCAAGCATAAATATAAGATATAGAGGTTTGGACCATTTATTGAATGTATACAATATATTACAAGACGAATACTATGGTCGTTTCTTCTTAATTGATGAAAATAAAAAAATTCACCTTAAGAACTTTCAACTCTTTCTAAAGAAACTATCTTTAAGGGAAAGGGAAGGAATTTATGAAATACTGAAGATTAGAGGGAATCAAGAACTTAAATATAGGAAAATATATAATGAAATCCTTCAAAAAGATGTTTTCTCTAAAGAATCTAGTCCTTCTGAAATACAAGATCATTCGTATGAAAGCCTTAATACATCAGAAGATATTTTCAAAGGGTTTCAAAACCATCTACCAGTTATTTTGAGAAATAATGAAAATAAAATATTTCAATCCAAAAAAAATTATTATCTTTATCATTTGTATGATACATTTCATTATAACCCTAGTTATGAAATGATAATGAAAGAGGATATTCAAACCTTATGTAAAGAGTATTTACAATCGATTGTATGGACGGTTGATTATTACTTTAATATCTGTCCCTCTTGGAAATGGTATTATCAATATCATTTTACGCCTTTACTTACTGATCTATCCGATTATGTAGATACATTGAATGATTTAGAAATAATAAAAAAAGATAGTATCCCCCATACACCAGAGGAACAATTAAAAATAGTTTTACCTTTACAAGAGGATAGTTACCTTTACCCTCTAAATACTCCACTATACACTATTTTAAAAAGATATTATTGGGAGTGTCACCCGATTTTACCTCATTAAATCATTATTTTATCTTTCACATGGAATAGGTTTTAACCATTCTAATACTTCATCATCCTTATCCAATGAATTTAGTAGTTCATAATCTGTATGTATTTTAACCTTGTCCACCCATATCCTTTTACCGTTGATATTTTTAATCCTTAAATTAAATAGAGCCGAGTTCGAATGTGTTTGAAAGATAGATTTGTAAAATTCGAGATCTTCTTTTAATTGAATATTTTCTTTGGAAATTTTTTTATATTGTTCTGCGTTTCTTCTCATACTCCTGAATGTTTCATCGCTAGTCCATCCATCAGCATGTTTATATTTATCATCCATAGAAAAACTTGAGTTAATTACTAGAATTAGTTAAATTCAATATCAAATTTAATTTTCTAGTAATTAAATAAATGAAAAAAATAATACCACTTACTATTTTTTGGTCCGGTTTAACTATGGTATGGTCTTATAACGTAAATCAGTATTATCTAAAAAAATTATATAATAAATAGTATATGAAAGTAGATTTTTGCTTAATTGGTATAACATTACTTTTTTCAAGTATTTATATGAGTATTGAAAATAGAGATACCGATCATTTTAAACGGTTCTATAATCTTTTAGATGCCGGTCAAAAAAACAAATATGAATCGATTGTGAAAGAAAGATTAATGATTTATCTTGGAGGTATGGCTCTTGGAAGTATTTTTTCCTATATTTATTACAATAAACATAAGAATACTCAATACATATTTTGCAAAGTTCTTGTTATTTCATATTTAGTAAAATTAGGATTCTATTATCTATTCCCTAAGAGTCCTCTTATGCTATATTCACTCCATTCAAAAGATCAGGTTCAAGCCTGGGCTGATATTTATTCCGAGATGAAAAATCGATGGATAAAATCTTTAATGATTGGATTTTTTGCATATGTTTTCCTAACGTATGCATTATTGAAATGATAAATAAGTATCTGTATTATGGAATTCATTCCTAGAATTTACTAATGATAAATACTTTTCTTTAAGATATTGTTTTTGACTTTCATTACCTTTTGAATAACATTGTTCAACGAGTTGATTAACACCTTGAACGATCTGATTTGGTAATTCATTACCGTTCCATTGATTCCATGTATTTATATAATTATTTGTCAATGATATACTTGGTATTGAATCACATTTTAATTCATTTGATGTTTTTGGAATAATATTTTGTTCTTGTTTTGCTTTATAAAGAGCCCATGCTCCCAAACACATACAATGGTTTTTACCATATCTATTTAATGACCAATCACTTTGATTGGTTTGACTAGAGAACTCCTTTGTATTTTCATCAACATTAAAACATATTTGATGGACTCCTCCATCAAGTTCACTACAATATCCTTCACTATCCCATGAACCACGATTATCATCTATATTATTTTGGTTCCTACATGGTCTAAGGTTCTCACCATAAATATTTACCATTTGTGTATTCTCTAATGGTTCTATGTTATCAGGACAATTAAATCTCCCTGGGGCTGGTGGTATTGTTTCATTACCTACTAAACTTAATAATACGAATATATCCCCCATCCCTCCACGTAAGTTACTTGGTTTTTCGCATATTCTTTGACTACAGAATTGATCAGCATCAATTGTATGGTTTTCTGGATTATAATGAATCGGTTGTTCTTCCATCTCATTCTGTCCAAAGAGTATACCAATAATTAATCTTCCTGATTCTGTATGTAGTCCATTTTGAGTATTACCATTATTACATACAAATGAAGATACTTCTTGAGGAATTTCACTCTCATTAGAACATGGATCATCAATTGTGATTACAAAATGAGGATATAATCCATCAGATAAATTAACACTGTGTTTTTCAACCTTTGCATATCGCATTAAATCACATGGACATGGAGTACAACAACGATAGTACTTTCCAAACCACTCAATACCATTTAAATCTTCAAGAACAATATTATTTGTAATATTACCACCCGATCTATTGGGTGAAATAGGTGAACCACTTACACCACAGTAAAATTGATTATATAATATAAAATGTTCTTTATCTAAATTTAATGTGTTTACAATATATTCATAAAATTGTGGACCCCCCGCATTACGTCCTCCATTTGGAAATATAACACTAAAATGTTCTCTAATAAAATTATCAAATAATGTTTGTTTTTCATCATTTGTAAATCTTTCAATAGATCTATCCTTTCTAAATAGTAAATAAATTAGGATTATTATAAACCCTACTTGTAATAATTTTTTTGTTGATCTCTTCATATATATTATAAAAAGGTTATTTATTCAATTGAATTCACAAGGAATTCTATAGGACATGGACCTATCTCTAACATTTTTTGATGAATATCTTTAATTGAATATCCTTTTTTGAATAATCTATCTCTTACGTATAAGAAAGCTTTTTCACCGAGTTTGTAGGTAACTGCTTGACCTGGATGATTCATATATCTTACAATTTCATTTTCTATCTGTTTTTCTGAATGATTTGTTAAGTGTTTCTTCATGAGTTTAAAACATTTTTCATAAGACCATCCAAAAAAATGGATTCCAGTATCGATAACTAAACGAAGAGAACGATGGATTTCATATTGAATTTTAAAATAATATTCATAGTTGTCTTTGTAATCACCGAGATTTTCAGAATATAAACCCCATCCTTCAGAGTAAGCTGTATTACCTAGTTTAAGATAATTCGGTATATTATTATTATGATGATAAGTTATTTCATAATGATGTCCTGGAATACCTTCATGAAGACTCAATACATACAATTCATGTCGATAAATTGATTCAGGTTTGAGTGTATTGATATAGAACTTACCTTTTGTTGTATTGTTAAGGTTCGGTGGAATATAGTATGCAAAATAATGTTTATCTTCACTCCGTATTTCTTTAATTTGATACAAATCTTTTTTGTTTATTTTTCCATGAAAGTATTTTGGATATATTTTATTCTGTAACTTATCCCTTATCTTATGAAGATCATTTAAAATCCCTTCTTTCGTTGTATAATTATATTGTTTAACAGTTTCATCAATATTTTTTAAACCTAGCTTTTTTTGAAGTCTTTTTTTTTCTTTTTGGAGACGTTTTAATTCTCTCCAACCTAAATTATGAACTTCTTGGGGTGTAATTGTATCAAATGTTTCATATTGAATAATTTTTCGATAAGCATCCTTTCCACCTTTGTAAGAAGATAATCCAATCCCTTCAATTGTATGTGTATAATAATCATTGATTAGGAAAGATAAAAATTTCTGTAGATTTTTTACTAAATACTTTTCAACTGTTTCATCCCAATGACTTGGTTTGAATCCTTTTTTAAAACGATGTTGATATAATTTATATTTAAGTATATCTTGGATATTCTCAATCATTTTATCAACTGTTCGTTTAGGTAAACATACTTTGTTCTTAATTCCATTTTTCATCTTTAGGATTATTTCATTTGTAATTTGTGACAATACTTTTAACCGTTGCAAAAAAATAGTATAATCTTTCCTTTTTATAAATTGATACATTCCATTCCCATTACATTCTGTAACATAATCAATTAAAAGATTATCATTAAGGTTTACAGGGACATACATATATATTTCATATTCCATCTCCATATGTATATTATTCTTAATATCCCTTAACAATATTTCATCATAAAATGTTTTTTCTTTTTTTTGATTGAGTAATCGAAGATACTTTTTATCTAATTGATATAATTTTTCATAGTATCTTTCAGAATATACATTTGGCTGGATATGTCTCTTATGGATGAATTCTTTCAAAATAAAAAAATCATTTATCGTTGGATTAATTTCAATTAATTCATAAAGATATTTATCACACAACTCCATCTATAGTATATTACAATATTAAATCTCATCTAAATCAATACTATCTTCGCTTTCACTTTCTTCATCCATTGGAATATCATTTGTGAATTCAACGCCATCGAGATCTTCAGAAAATTCAGTGTCTTCTTCTAGTTTGATGGAATCTGGGATATATTTCATATCTTTGAGTTGATGGACTTGAGTATCATCATAAACATCAATAATATCACACTTACTATCTTGGAAATCTCGGAGGGAGACTAGAACAATATCATCCTGATTGACAAACTTTCTTTTTCGCATTGCCCCACATAGATTCGCCATACGTTCTTTTCCATCAAAACAGAGGACATCAAATCGACAATTCCCCTTTAGGGCTTTAATTTGAGCGTATTCTTGACCTTCTTCTTTTAGACGTAGAATCTTCGTTTCAAAAACATCTTTCTTTCCACGCTTATGCTTTTTTCCTCCTTTCTTATTTCCACGTCCCATTGATTATGTTATTTAATAATAAATAGTAAATAAATAATCAAATTTTATATTGATTTAATTATTATTACAGGGACATGAGTAAAATTTTCATATAAACTTACAACCGCTCTATGTCTTCCATCAATTACTTCATAATAATTTGTTTTTTTAAACTGCTTAACTATGATTGGATCCAATGGTTTACAATCCTTAATATTTTTGAGAACACTATCCCACTTGGAAAGAGAAAATCCATTTCGTTGAAGGACTTTGATACCTTTTTCCTTCGCAGCCCCACTACATACTTCATTTACTTTCTTCACCATCCCCCGATCAAAGAGAATATTCTCTATAGGTATAAGACGGTAAAGATCGTTATTTTTTCCATTGGCTTTTTTATCCGCTACCGTATAATACTTTATTTTTTCCATTAAATTTGATTATTGATTGATTATCAATTAATAAATCAAATTTATATGTTCTTTTTAATCACAGAATCACCTGCAAAAGCTAAAAAAATTCAAGGTTTTCTATCAAATCAATATACTGTAAAGTCTTCTTGTGGACATATTACAGATCTAGAGAAGAAGAAATTATCAATCGATGTTGAGAATAATTTTCAACCTACGTACAAAGTTACATCTGATAAAAAAGATGTAGTGAAAATGTTAAAAGAAGGTTCAAAAGGTAAAGATGTTATCTTTGCTGCTGATGATGATCGAGAAGGTGAAGCAATTGCTTGGCATACCGCAAATGTTCTAGGTGTTGATATTGGAAAAAAAAATCGTATTATCTTTCGAGAAATATCAAAAAAAGCAATTCTAGCATCCCTTAAGAAACCTATTAAAGTAAATATGGACGAGGTTAATGCTCAACAAGCTAGACGTATTATTGATCGTTTAATTGGATTTAAACTTTCTCCATGTCTTTGGAAACATATCCATACTTCAGAATCAGGTTTATCAGCAGGAAGGGTTCAAAGCGCATTACTTAATCTATTAGACGAACGGGAAAAGATGATTGAGTCGTATGAACCTGATCTAATTCTTGATATTAAAGGTCAGTTTAAAGATTTAAAAGAAGCCGAGTTTATTTTCACAAATGATTATGATATCGATGATGAATTTATGAAAAATCTATTCAAAAAATTCAAAAAACAAAAATTATTTCAAGTTGTCAAATCAACCCAAAAAAAGGATAAAAGTTATCCTAAAAAACCATTCATTACATCATCCCTTCAACAAAGTTCTCAAAATGAATTAGGTTTCCCTGTAAAAATGACCATGGATATTGCACAAAAATTATATGAAAATGGACATATTACCTATATGAGAACAGACTCTACATTTGTATCTGAAGAGTTCCAAAACAAAATTAATGAATTTGTTGGTGATAAATATTATCAAAAACCAAATGAAAAGAAAGTTAAAGGGGCTCAGGAAGCCCATGAAGCAATCCGTCCAACAAAGCTAAATAAAGAACTGGATGTATCTCCGGAAGAACAACGCCTATATAATCTTATCTTTAAAAGAACGATTACTTCTCATATGAAACCAGCCGAATATAATGTTTACCGTATTCATCTTTCAAATGCAGAAACAAAAGAATATGGATATTTTACAACAAATTATCGTCAGATGATTTTTCCAGGATTTCTATCGTATGGGAAGAAGGAAGAAGAATTTCAATTAAATGAAAAACCCTCCTTTAAAGAAGAGTATATCCTTGAAGAATGTATTAGTTCTGAGAAAGATAGTTCAAAACCTCTCCTTTACAATGAATCTGCAATTGTAAATCTCCTTGAAGAAACTGGGATAGGAAGACCATCCACATATGCTACTATTATTTCAACTCTTGGTAATAGGAAATATACTGTTATTAAAGATATCAAAACAGATGATATTGATGTAAGAATGCTCCATCTAACAAAAGACGATCAATTAATTCAAAAGACGGTCGTTCAAAAAGGAAAGGTTGTGAAAAAGAGAATTCAAACCACACCTCTAGGTAGAAAGGTTTTGCAGTATCTTCAAGAACATTTTTCAAATGTATTACATAAAGAATTTACATCGGGTGTAGAGAAAGATTTAGACCTTATCGCCCTTGGTAAAGCCGACTATATTGAGGTAATAAGGAAGGTATATGAATCATTTATTACAGTGGTGGATCAACAAATGAATCTAAATAAAACTAGTTCACTAACATTACTTGGTGAAAAACAAGGGAAAAAGATATATATGGGAAATGGTAGATATGGACCTTATCTTCAGATGATTAATCAAGCCGACCAGAAAAAAAATTTTAGTCTTCAGAAATACCTTGAAATCATCAATGTAGATGAAAAAGATTTTACATTGGAAGATGCTATTAAATTCATTAAATATCCTAAAAAAATAAACGATGAAATAACAATTCATATTGGCCCCTACGGATATTATATGAAGTATAATGGTAAGAATTACAAAATTAATCAATCTGGTAAGTATTCAGAAGAATACTGTCTAAGTGTTATTCGTAAGTAATCGATTCATCTTGATAAATTCATTTACTTCTTCTTTCGTAATTGGGATATTATGCATCAAAGCATGTTGTTTACAGAAGCATGGATAGAAGAAAGGGAACCATGCATGTTTTAAACATGTTTCACCTTTCCTTGGACCTTTTAATAAGATATGATTACATTGATAATTCATGTATGTTTTTAAATTATTTTTTTTAAATAATTTAAAAGTAAATAGTAAATATGAGTATTATGAATCCATTTGAAAAGATACCAGAAAACGAAATTCAATTCTTTAAAGAGAAAGTTCAACGATGGTTAAATGTCGATACACAAATCGCTCAGCTAGAATCACAGATTAAAGAACTTAAAAAAGTAAGGAATAAGGAATTAGAACCACAAATAACCACCTTTATGACCCAATACAATGTCACAGATTTAAATACTGATAATGGTAAATTAAAATGCCAAGAAAGAAAGACAAAGAAAGGATTAAATAAGAATAATATCCGTGAAAATTTATCAAAGTATTTAACAGAACAAGATAAATTAGATCAAGCGATGGATGATCTATGGAAAAACCGTGAAATAACTATTAGCTACAAACTTAAAAAAATAAAAGATAAAAAATAAGATATAATATATATGGAGGATTATATTATCCGTAAAATATCTAAAAAAAGAGGGGATAAATATTATCATAAATATTATGATAAAAAAGATAAATTAATCAAGGATAAAGATATGATCCAAAAAATAATTGATGGTATCTATATATCCCCTGCATATGATAATGTGAAAATAAATAAAAAAAAAACAGCGAAAGTTCGAGCAATCGGTTATGATACTGAAAAACGCCCTCAATATATTTACAATAAAAAGTTTATTGAAGATCAAAAGGAAAAGAAATTCAATCATATGTCTGCGTTTGGTAAGAAATTCACAAAGATCAATCAAAAAATTAATGAAGATTTATATTCAACAAAAGACTCGAAAGAAAAACAGGTAGCCTTAATCCTGAAGTTAATTATGGAATGTCATTTTCGAGTTGGTAACGATCGATACTCAAAAAAATATAAATCTTATGGAACAACTACATTAGAAAATAAACATGTAAAAGTTAAGAAAGATCACGTAATTATTGATTTTATAGGGAAGAAGAAAGTAAGAAATATCTGTACGGTTCGAAATAAGAAGGTAGTGAAAACATTGCGTGAAAAGAAGAAGATATTAAAAAAGAATGATCGTGTCTTTACCTATCGTAAAGGAGATGATTACTTTAATATTCAATCTTCAGATGTAAATAAGTATCTAAAACAATTTGGAAAATTTTCAGCGAAAAATTTCAGAACATGGGGGGCAAATGTTGAATTAATCGTTCAGATTAATCAATATTGTAAGAAAGAAAAAATAGATTCTCAAAAGAAAGTAGATAATTGTATCAAAAAAAGTATCCATGAAGTAGCCTGTAAACTACATAATACAAGTGCAGTTTGTAAGAGTAATTATATCGATCCTGAACTAATTAAATTTTTCACAAATGATAGTGAAGGGTTTTTAAGACATTTTGATGTAAGTTCAAAAGAGGAGCTATATAAAAAATATGTATCATTCCTAGACAATTTATAACTTAAAGTTTATCAACGATAGACTATTATCTTAGTATGGACAATGATTCTATTATTTATTTCTTAACAATGAAAAGATTATTTATCTTTTTTGATGAATGGTTAAGTTATTTTATTCTATACCAATTGTGGTCATCATCTTATTATTATTTATTTGGTGTTTCCGTTGGATTAGCTATCCTATTTAATGGTTATGCGTATAAATGCTATTGGAAACTTGAAAATAAATACAATGATTATTTAATTGACGAAATAAAGAAAAAAAAATAAATAATAAAATAATTATGGAAGAGTTATTTACAGAAATTGCAAAAGACTTTAGTGGTAAAATCTTTACAAAGGATGATCTAATGAATAAATATAAAAACAATGATATATTTTTTGATAAAGTAGAGTTACAATATAAAAAAGATATTGAAAATTATATTAAGACGAAAAAAAGAAAATCAAATATACAGACTCTCTAATCACTTTTTATACATTTTTTTCTTACCATTTATTAATTCTCCTTTTTTATCACCCAATTCACCATCTTCAATTGCATAGATGTATTGTGGATTTTCCCCTTCAATAATAAAATATTCCTTTCCATAGTGTTTTATTGTTTCAACAACAACACCATCATCAGATTCTTCATCGGTCATATCCTCGGTTGTCTCTCCAGAAGCTTCTTTCACTTCTTCTTTCACTTCTTCTTTCACTTCTTCTTTCACTTCTTCTTTCACTTCTTCTTTCACTTCTTCTTTCACTTCTTCTTTCACTTCTTCTTTCACTTCTTCTTTCACTTCTTCTTTCACTTCTTCATCCTTTTCTATAATATCCATCATTTTCTCAACCAATGATACCCCACTTTTCCCTGAACGGTCAACCATTACAGTATTAACTTCTTCTGTTAAAGATTCACCCTTTTTACTATCTCCCCCTTCCTTTTCACAAAGTTTAATATCTTCTTTTAATTCTTCAACATCTTCAACAACCTCTTTTACTGTACTTAAAAATAATTTTTTTTCTTCTTCTAGAGATTGAATCCTTTTTTGCAATCTTTTGATCTCTTCGTCTCTTTCAAAAATTTCTTTATCTTGTGCCCTTAACATATCATGTTTTGTCTTTTCATCCATTTCTTGAAGGGCTTCATCTTGAATTTTATTGATCATAGTTTCATAATCAAGCATTTTTTTATCATTCAAACATAATAGTTTATCTTTTTCAGATATTTCATTCATAAGACGATGATTCATTCCAGTGATAAGTTCCTTTTCTTTAATCCACTCTTTTTCTTTCATTACATGTTCTTCAACTTTAGTTTGATATTCTGTAAAAATGGAGTTTATATTCTCAATTACAACTGTTTTAGATTCAATTATATTCATATCTATTATTGGATAAACGTAAAATAATTTTAAATATTTTATAATGTATATAATGTTTGTAAAAGGACATTGTTCTCCTCGAAAAGAAGATATTAAAATATCGTGTTTAAAGAGAAAAACATTAAAAAATATAGCTAACATTCTGAATGAAAAATTGGGGACAAATATAGAAGTTAAAAAAACTACAAAGAAAAAAATTTATTCTGAAATAAAAAAACACCTTTCTAAATCGGAATGTAAAAATGAATCATGTTGGAGATCATTAAGTATTATCATTGAAAACTTGGATGAAAAAGAAAAAAAAGAATTAAAGGATAGTTTTAAACCATTTCAACCTTTATCTTGGAAGGACAAACCAAATACATGGCTAAATACTACAGATATTAATAGTGTAATGAAACAATATGAAAAAAAATATCCACATTTTAAATACTATGAGGCTACACCAATTGATTTCCATTTGAAAGAAGGAGGTGAATGTTTAGTAAGTCGTTTATGTAATGTTAATATTTCTCAATTAAAGAAGAAGAAAAAATCAATTGGATTAGTGTTTAATACAGATAAACATAATCAACCCGGTCAACATTGGTTTTCAATGTTTATTGATTTAGTAGGTAAAAATAGAGAAAATCCAAGTATTTATTTTTTTGATTCTGCAGAAGCAATCAAAGATATTAATGATATCCCTGAACAAATACTCGATCTCATCGAAAAGTTCCAAAATCAAAATAACTATCAGTTTGATTTCTTATACAATGATATTCAGCATCAATATGGAAACACAGAATGTGGTATTTATTGTCTTCATTTCTTAACTGAGATGTTAAAAGGTAAAAAATTCAAAGATTATGTAAATCAAAAGAATAATGATAAAAAAATTGAAAAGTTCCGTAAACTATTCTTTATTGAAAGATAATTATGTATTCTATATTATATATAGAATGAAAATCAAACAATCTCAAATCTTAGCAATGGGAATTATTGGATTATTAATATTATCAGTTTTGATTCAATATATGATTTATATATCAAACTCAAAAAAGATAAATGAAGTAAAGGATAAAATAATTCAGGTTGAAGAAGCTTCCATGACCATTACTAATAAGATAACAAATATGGATCTAGATTGTCCTGAACAAAAAGATTGCCCTGATTGCAATTGTCCTGAACAAAAAGATTGTCCTGATTGCAATTGTCCCGAACAAAAAGATTGTCCGAAACAAAAAGCATGTCCTAAACAAAAAGATTGTCCAAAATGTAAAAAGGATATGAATGACGATGGTATATTTTCCAATACAAGTAATTATCTATTCTCTACCGGAACAGATACAAATGTCATTAAAGAAGAATGTGATATTGACAATAAACCTATAACTGAATCTGTGATTGAAAGTATGAATAATTTAAATAATTATATGGTTCGTTAAGTAAATTATACGTTTATCTATATTTTTTATAAAATTGACTTACAATAATTAGAATGTCATTATATGAACAGTTTCATTCCAATATTAATAAGGATTTCATGTTTCGAATGATTAAAGATATCATTCAAAAAGAAATTAATTTTGATATATCAATTGATTCAACCAATTATGATTATTTTCTTTCAACATTTGAAAAAGTATTTAATGATAATAATTTTGAAGAAATAGAGCAAGCAAACAAGATATTATTGGACATAAATATAGATTATTTCTTAAAAAAAATAAAAGTTCCGGAGAAACAAATTGAAAATGATTTTGAACGACTACTTAAGGAACGCCAACTACAAGATAACTATGATAAGGTTGAAGAATCAAAAGAAGAGAAGGTTATAGAAGAACCAATAAAAAAAACCATGATAGTTAATGAAGATATAAAAGAAGTAAAATTAGAATCAACAAGATTTAATTCAAGTCAGAGAATAAATATTAATTCTTCACGATATAATTATAGGATTGATCCAATGAAACATAACCTTCAGTTAAACCATCAAATTTCAAAGCTAATTATTCCAATTGAAGATAATTATCTATTTTCAATTCCAGTGATTAATATCATTATTCCTGAATTAAATTATAGTATCCATATGCAAAGAGAAGAAATAATTGAAGGGGGTCATCGTAAATATGGTGTCTATGAATCAATAGAAACCAGTAGAATTTTAAAAGAATTACCCGAAAGAATAACTATTGATATTAGAGATATAACGGGTAGAAAGTTTCCATCTTCAGATATCCTTAAAGTTAATATTATGGAAATAAAAAAAAGTAAAATATATTTTACATGTTCATTAATAAGTCATAATGACTTTCATGTGAAGGATTATATTAAAATAATTAATAATAATTCGAATACATTATTCAATATTCTTCAAGAACCATTGAAGATAAAGAAAATTCAAGGAAATATGATAATATGTGATTATAATGGATTAATTAAATTAGAAGATGATATCTATACTGATATAGATATGAAGATTATGAATATGAGTAATCAAAATATATTTTATTTAAGTCCTCCGGTAACGGAATAATTTTTTATTACGTAATAGTAAAGCTTCATTACCTACAATAGAGTAATCATTCATCTTATAATTTACATAATCATATAACTTAATGATTGAAGATGATCGAGGGGAATAAAATAATCTTTCTGTAATATTGTATTTAATAATATATGCCTCGAGATTATCTTCATTAATGATTTCTTCTAAACCCGGAAATATAGATCTTTCAATCTTATTTTGAATAATATGGTCAGGTATAGTATAGATACTCTGAAAGATAGAGAATTGTGTCCCTAACTTCTTATTCATAGGATGACTTTGTCTTTCATATACAAACATCTTCTGGCGAAATGGTTCATAATCACAAATACGTATTCCATTCTCACGTATGTATCTTACATCAACATAATCACCTATATCTTGAACCCGATAATAAATGAATACATCATTTAATTCTTTCTTTGCAAGAATGACATAGATATCAGGTTCAATAAAGAATGTAAAGTTTGATTTAAACTGTTTCTGATCTATTTCATTCAATTGTGATGAAGACATTCCTGGAAAGTGTGTTTCTTCATTGGATAACTTTTTTGAAAAACGTAAACATTTATCATTTAATTGAATATCATCGCGTGTATTCTGAATACAGTCTACCGAGGATTCTTTAATAATATCTGTTATTTTAGAACTAATATTATACTTTTTCTCCATAATATCAAATAATACCTGGTCAACAGAACGATCATTTGTTGCTTTCTTCATAGATATCATTTTAGTAATCATTTTATAAATATCCTTATGATTAGTTACTAGGAACTGTTTAATATTATCGACATTAGGAATATCTTGGACTTCATTCCATTCAAGGGATTTTAATGAATTAAATATATCCTCAATACTATTACCATCCGGTAACATTGATAAATACAAATATTGTTCAACATTCCTTTCATCTTCTGGTAGGTCAATGTGAGACTTTAAACGAACTGCCCTCCCCAAAACTTGGTGAACACGGATATAATTCCAGAAAGGTTCCATAATGTGGACTTGTCTTACACACTTTAGGGTAATACCTTCAGCACCCGAACTAGAGATAAGAATAATATGGATATATTCACCTCGATAGTTAGCTGTATGGTTGAATGCCTCTTTATTTAATTTTATATCATTTTTTGATTCTTTCCCAGTAATAAAAGTATATCTCTTTTTAATAGATTTTCTAGAGATTAGTTGTTCTATTGGTTCTTCCTTAGGATCATATTTTTCATAACCATTTGCTAAGAGAATTTTTTCAAAAACCTCTGACCCTGAATCATGTCTAAAATCACTATAGTACAAAATCTTCCCTGTTGGAACCCCATTACTAATAAACCTATCCATATTCTTTAAAATGTTATAGAATTTTGGAGAAAATATAGAAAGTGTTCTATCATATGAAAAATGTCCGTTTTTTTCCATCATTTCATATGTCTGCTCTTTTTTCCTTTCATCCTGTTCGATTCTAAATGTGTCATCTTCATAGACAATATTACAATTCTGCCTTGTCCGTATGTTATAATCAAACGAACCTTCATTATAGATATCTTTCTTCCTCAGCTGTTGAAGTCTTTTTAGTTTTTCTCTCGTATATTCTTCTTCATATTTAACCCATTGTTTTGATGTCATAAAACATGGTATAATGTTAATATTTTCAACAATTTTATATTCCTTGTATCGTTCAAGGATGACTGGTTCAACTATTTCAGGCATATTTATAATTGATCCTCTATCGATCGGATAGTATGAGGTCATTCCAAGTAACATTCTCCGTAAGATAACCTGTTTTCTTTCAGGAATATTAAAATTATCATCCAAAAAGTATTCAAGGAAGTTTTCATTCTTTGATAAATCAAGGATTATATCATTTTCATAGATGTCAAATAACTTTTGTTTACGATTAAATATTAATTGAATATCTTCATCAAACGTGATTGGTTTCCCCTTCTTTAGATCAAGAACAGATGTTTTTTCTATTTGCTCTCTTGAAGGTATAATCATTTTCTTTTCAAACATATTCTCTAATCCATCCATAATTTCAATAAAAAACCCCTCAAGTGTGTGGTTATTAAACTTAACTGTCTTGATTATCTTTGAATCAAGTATTGATTCAAAATTAGTTTTATTCTTGATAAATGAAATAATTAATTTACCTCTTCTCTTTGTAACATGAAGTTGTTCAATCGAAGAATTTTTTTGATAAAAATATTCCCTTAATTCTTCTTGAACTTCATAATCATCACGATCAGAGATAACACTAAATTCATATACATTTAAGATTCCCCTTAACATATTGTATAGTATTGCTACTTCTGCTGGTTTATTAATGATAGGAGTTCCTGATAAAAAAACTAATTTTATATCTTCACTATTTACAATCCAATCATAAAAGACATTTGCAGGAGCACTACCATTGATAATCTCATTGACAAAATTATGAACCTCATCAATAATGATTAATGTTTCTCTAAATGGAGACAATACTCCATGTTCTCTCGCGTTTTCTTGATATTTTTTTACAAAATGTTTTACCATCCTTTGATTGTCTGTCCCCCCTTCTTCTTCATCAAAGATATCTGTATCTAATTCCTCACGAAAATTAACTTCATGAACCTTTGGAAAACCATTGTAATGGATAAAGTTATACTTTAATTGAATTAGAAAATCTATCTCTTCATTAATAAATATGACTTGTTCGGACTTTAACTTAATACACTCTCCAGAGAAAGATTCACCTTCTTTTAGAATAGGAGAACCCGATGTTGTATAAATAGTCCTATTTTCATCCGTCAATGATGAAGATTGTAAATAAATCCCTTTGATTGAGTCTAATTCCTTGATTTTCGTTTTGTATTCTTCTCCTGTTCCAATATTCTTCTTAATTTTTGCTTTGGTTAAATTAAATATCTTATTAATTTTTTTCTCATCAATTCCATATTCATTATCTAACATCTTACGTAATTTTAGATCCCCTTTGATTTCTTGAAGAGGAAAAAATAACCAATTATTTTTATCAACATTAAATAATGTATCCCCCCATCTTCTTACTTCTTTAATAAATTCTGTTTCTAAGGAAGCAGGTAAAAATGTATATATTGGCATTGTTTTTGATAAACCTTCAGCTGTTACTACAGATGTTGCAGTCTTACCTGTTCCCAAACCATGATAAACTAATAGACCACGAAATGGAGTTTCGATAGATAGATAGTTTCTGACAAAGTTCTGATACACCTTAATCATATCTTCTTCACTTTTATCTTTATTGTAATCTTGAAGGGTATTTAATTGTTCTTTATAAAATACATCATTTATCCAATCAATAAATGCTTTTCTCTGAGGAATGACACCATTAAAAAAATCTTCACTTACCTCTTCAACCATCGGTTGATTACCATCTTTCCATAGTGGATTATATCCATATTTACCTTCTATCCGTGAACAGAGTTCATGCCAAGGCTTACTTGGTATTCTCGATCCTTTAGGATCCCCTTTATTTCTCCTACGATCAATTATACCTACAATCTCTTTTTCTGTCTTATCAGGTTCATGAACCTTGTAGAATTGAATAAGTATTTCAATTTGTTCTTTATAGGTAAAATGTTTTCCATTTTGAGGTGATATTAAATTATCATGAACTACAACAGGTTTCCCTTTTTCTTCTTCCTCCTCTTCTTTTTCTTCTTCATAATCCTCTGGAAAAGCATCTCTTAATCGTTTTTCCTTTTCTTCCTTATCCCAATCGGGATAGACCCATTTTATACTTGCATATTTTTTAGGGTTCTTAGTCTTTAACCTTATGAGAGTTCCAAACTCCTTTAATATTATCTTATTAATTTCTTTGATTGGTTTCCCATCAAAAGTCATATTCTTAAGATCCTTTACCTTTTCAAGGGTTAAATCCATTATATCCCCTTGGAAGTATTTTAAGAGAATAATATAAACTTCTTCTTTAATACCATATTTCATAAATTATATAATTATTGAAATATATTATTTATTTGTGATTACATTGAAATAAATTAATGCTTTTTTAGATACATCTTGTTCTGATTTCTTCTTACTAACTCCTTCACCCTTAATCAATAATTTATCTTTATGATATAATTCGCAATAAAATATACCATCTTCTTTTGTATGTTTATAAACAGGTCTTGATCCATCATTAAAATTTCTTTGAAAATAGCGTGATATTTGATCTTTATAATTATTATCTATCATTAAAATATCTGTAAAATCAACAAACTTTTCAATTACATTGATAATAAATTTTTCTGCAATTGAATAATTTGTATCTAGATAGATTGCTCCAATTAAAGCTTCAAAAATATCTTCTAAAATATTACTATTATTCCTACCTTCACAATTATCTTCAATATGCTTTGAGATAACAGCATATTTCTGTAAAGAAAGATGTTTTGATAATTTACTAAGGTTTTCTCCACAAATAATACGGATCTTAAGCTTCGTTAAAACTCCTTCATTCTGATTGTGTATTTCAAAAAACCTACGGTAAAGATAAGAAGAAACAACACTACCTAGGATAGCGTCACCTAAAAATTCCATTGTTTCATAAGATCTTTCTTGAAGAGGAACACAAGTTTTTCCAGGGTATTCATATTCTTCATAATCTTTGAGTTTACAATATGATTTATGGATAAATGCTGTTTTATAAAAATCAAGGTTAGTTAATTGAAAATCATTAATATTGAGAGATTTCATAATATTAATGATGTCTTGTTCAGAAATAATTACATTATTAAAATTATAAGGGTTTGCTTTAAATTTAGTATCTTCTTTTTGATTCATCTATATTACTATAATTAATTAATTCTTATGTATTAATCAAATTTTAATTTAATTAACTTGGCCTGAGACACGGTTGCAGTCACCATCAGCTAATGGTTTTCTAGCTAAATCAATATCGATCGTTGAGTTCATCCATGGACTTACTTGAGATCTTGGATTTGGTGGTTCGGCGCGTAAGTTAAGGTTCGCGTTTCTTAAACTCTGACCAACAGTGTTAACTCCAACATGGAATCCAGCATCAAGGAAGTTGACACCCTTAAGGATACCTTCGCCTTCTTCGGGGAGACCTTCGTTGAAGTTTTGAATTTCACCACCTTCTCCTTCCGGTAATAAATCCGATGGAGTTAATGTGTTCTGTGGATAACAGTTTGATGGAGCAGTCTGAATACCTTCAATGGGCATATTGAATTCATTCGATCCTGGTTCAGCAGCACCCCATTGACCGTTATTCATGTCTGATGGAGAACCAGCTTCAGCTGGTGGAGCATTATCTGTAGGTGGAACAGTTGCAGCACCTACAACTGGAGGAGTTGGTTGTTCTCCAATGAGTTCTGAATCAGTTGGACCAGCAACACCAGATGCACCAGCACCAGCACCAGCTTCTACCGAAGCAGGGTTATCGAAACCTTCAATGAAGGGTAATTTTACACCACATACATTCTTGAGAATATAAATTCCGACTAATACAAGTATTCCGTAAACAATTAACTTTTGACAATCCATTTTATAATATATTACATAAAAAAATTTTGAAAAGATTTAATTATTTAATAACCTTTTCATTTCTTCTTCTTTACGTTTAATATCTTCCTGAATTTTTTTAATCCTTTCTTCTTTTTCTTTCTTTAACCTTTTTTCTTCTTCTTCTTTTTCTTTCTTTAACCTTTTTTCTTCTTCAAAAACATGTAATATTTCTTCGTCAAAAATATCATCATAATCTGTTTCATTATCTTTCTCTTCATCAATTAATGCATATTCTTTCATAATATTGAATTTTGATTTATCGCTGTCTTGGAATAATTTTATTTGTGAAATATAACAATCACAATAGAAATACTGTTTTAATATTTTTAATCCACGAATGTGTAAAATTAAAATAACTTCTGAATCTTCTTTTACTTCATCTAGATTAACAAACACTTTTTGTTGGTTGTAAACACTGCATTGAACCTCATTCTTAATTACAGGTATACGAAACTTAAGACTTGGATTTGAATCCTTCTTAAACGGTTTTGTAGTGCGTTTATACATATCATCAATCGCATCGAGAGGAAGTTCTTTATTGAACCATTCTTTAGAATTCTTAACCGTTGTTTTAATATTTTGATCATCTAAGGATAAGAAAAAATCATACATATCAAACTTTCCTTTAGGGATCTCAATTTCTAAATATGGATTTTTCTTATCTTTCATTTCTTCAATACTATTCAAACACTTTAGCTTCCCTGTTTGTATCATCAATGGTTTCAGGTTATCTCCATAACTAATCGAACCAAAATACGAAGGTCCTATTTTTTCAGGTTTTGAATAATTTATCTTTGAAATATCAATATCATCATATTTAAGGATACTCATTATTTTTTAACTAATAAATAGAAAGTATCTATTCTATATTAACGCAATTAAAACAATTGAATTCGTTTAACTTTCCATTTACATACATATTTTTCATTGAATTTCCAAATATTATCAATATAAATATCACACTGCATTTTGGAAAACTTAAAAAGATTTGATATACCACATTGCCCTTCTTTATTCCGTATGTCGACATCATACTTATTCTTTGAGAAAGGGATCTTTACAATTAAATTAGGGTCATATTTACCCTTCTTATCGTGACGTATTTGAGAAAGATATAAATCAGCATCATCTTCATCTAACCCTAGATATTCCATTTCTTTCATCTCAAGGTTCTGAATAAAATTATAAAAACTATTCATCTCTGAATCAGTTTTAACATTGGTAAACTGAAGATACATTTGGTTATTTTCTTTATTAAAACCAAATGGAGCCATCATTCTTGGTGTTGTTACATAAATAGGATATTTACCCAAAGATATATTTACATATCCAAGGTTTTGAATATCTTTCGGAGATATCCCCTGTTCTTCTTGGTATTCATATTCTTTTTTCTTTTGAGTACAATCTTTGCAAATAAAGTTATTGAATTGCAAAGGTTTTCCTTCAAACAAATTATGATGTAGATTTTTTAAAAAAGGCATTTATTAATACTATTAAATTAATAATCTTTAATTAGTGTCTTTCTCCGCGTCATATTATTCCATAATGAATTACATTGTTCTTCCGGTGAAACCATCCCTCCAGTTATCGTAGCACACTGTTCTTTCAACGGTTTTTGATATCCATACATAGGGTCAGGAGAACACTCTTCTTTGTATTCTTGTGTAGGGAAACAATTCTTATCCTTCTTTGTATCTATTTTGTTATCTTTATTAAAAAAGGCATTCGCATTATTAATTGGGTATTCAGCATAGGAACTCATAATAATATATACTATATTATTTATTTTCTTTTTGACCTCTTTGATCTCTTTGATCTTTTTGATTTCTTTGATCTCTTTGATCTCTTTTTCACTTTCTTCTTTGTTCTCTTTCTTCCACCACCTCTCCTCTTCCTTCTCTTCCTTTTCTTGGATTGGGAGTGATCCACTTCATCAAAATCAACTTTCCTCTTTCTCTTACTCTCTATAAATGATTTTTCATTCGCAGATATTACATCAACATCACCTTCCATCTCAGGACCATCTTCAATATCTATATACCGAAAGCCAAGTTTGTAATATATATTTCTCTGCAATGCATTACTCCTTTCTTCATCGGTCATTGTTCCAGTTGCGGAATTTTCACTACTATCATCCAAAATTACTTTATTCATGAAAGGGAACATTTTTTTTCCATAGTTAAGTGATAATAATAAAAGGTATTTTGCAATACCCTTCCCTCTATAATTATCTTTCACTTCGACCCATTTTATCCAAGTTTCTTCATCATCAATAGTAAATTCAATAGAACCTACCGAATTAGGGATATTCAATTGAGACGAACCAAAAAATGTATGCTCCTGACCAATTAAATAGAAAATCGCCCATAAAAGTCCATCTTCATTAATTCTTATTTCAAAACCAAAAGATACAGGGAATTCAAGTAGATTACCATTATCAATTAATTTTAAAAGATCACTATTTACAAACTCTTCCGGTATGTAATCTTTATCACCCGTTCTATGGAGAAATGTCAAATTACCATTCTTAAAATAACCAAAACAATTGTAATCATATCTATCCATTAATATATTCTTTATTTTCTTTTTGAACCCTTTCTCCTCTTTGTCCTTTTCCCCTTCTTCCTTAAACTCTTTACTTTCTTTAAACCTCTTGGCTTGTATTCCTTCGCTTTCTGATAATATGTTTTTGCCCATAACTCTGTAAAATTCTTTAACCCTGATTCTTCTGTAAAGATAGCACACCCCGCAAACTCAACTTCATTTAAGAAATAACTTGTCCCATCCAATGTATTCCCTAAACAACAACCAAAATCAATCCGTAGATACATAGGTGGATTCGAATGTTCATTCAAATCCTTAGGAAAATTGTCTACAATCTTTCGACCCATAGCTTTCAAATCCTTTAAGACAGAAGGGTTCACCTTTCCAAATACATCCGTATTTTCTCCGTAGATTTGGGATTCACTAAATACCTTGTCAGCAGCTTTCATTGCAACATAATACTTAAATTCACCATTTAACCAGAATGATTTCACTTCCCAAAACTTCGCAAATCCATCCATCACCTGTTGACAAACAAATCCAGGGAATCGTTTGTGTTTTGTTAAATATTTCGCAACTTTCCCTTTTACATCAGGTTCATCCACATCAAACTTACCAATCCCTATGTTCGCATAGGCATAATGAGGTTTTAAAACAAAGGATGACCATCCTCTCTCCTCAACTTGATCCACTAATCTTCTGACATTTCTGTCTTTCTTAATGACAAATGTTGGAGCAATGGGGATACCTTTTTTCGCATAATACTCTAAATAATCTCCTTTGTTGAATAAGAACATCTGTTCTTTAAGATTTGGATAAATATTAATACTTGGATCTTCCATAATCTTATAAACTCGTTTGTACTCTTTGTCTCCCTTTTCCCACGCATACAATAAATTCAAACTCACTAAGAAATTAATGTCATTTTTTTTCATCAGTTTTTCATCAAACTTATTCATGTACATGATTTCAACATCGTTGTATTTATATTCCATCGCAGCAATTAATGCTTTTTCAAAAGGGATCTTCCCTTTATACTTTCCTTTTTGAAGGACCTTTAGATCTTTCTTCCAGGGCCTGTAAGGTTTTGGTAAGATGTAATCGTTCGTTCCACCTCCTTGTTTCCAACTGATAATTCCAATTTTCACCATTGTAAACTATATTAATCTACAATATTTTTATTCATTTTCTTTTCTTTCTACTTTTTCTACTTTTCCTTTTTGTTTTCTTTACTTTCTTTCTACTTTTTCTTTTTGTTTTTGTTTTCTTTACTTTCTTTTTCTTTTTACCTCCACCTGGTTGTGGTGGGGGTGTCACAAGAAGGAAATAATTATTTTTTGGTCTTGAATATCCCAAAAATCCCCCTCCCCCTGGTTCAGCGATGATGTTGTCTCCCCCCTCTCGCTTTCCATGGACCTTTAATAATAAATAACGTGCTACAGATACTCTATCATTTGCAAGAAATAGAAGAGGACTATCAGCCCTATTTTTAGAAATAGCATATAATTCTTGTGAAAAATCACCCATTAACTTCAAAGCAAAGATACCCGCAATACTACGAAGAGTAGCTTTATCTTGAGAAAAAGGTGTAACTGGGTCGGACATCGGATCTGTATGTTCAGTGTTTACCCAATCCCCAAATTCGTTCAGACCCCCGTCTCGATTTTTTAAGAAACCTTGAATAAACATTAATGTAACATTGTAAGCACTTAGAGGACCACCTCCCAATGCAAAATCATTCGGCGGCGGCGATCCATTAATAGATTGTCCACCGGGACCATTAAAACTAATGCTAGTTAGATAACTTGTGGAGAGCTGGGGGTCATTTTTTATTTGAACATCGATTGTTCGTCCTTTCAGCTGATCAACTACATTAACACTATAATCCGCTGGAATATCTCCATTTTCATCTCCAACACGTTGTTTAGGAGGAATACTATTACATACCGATTGGGGGTCAATTATAGATGGTATAGGGCATATGTAACCTTTTTTTGGATCATATTTCGATAATATAGCAGAGTTATTTATGATGGTGGCGGGGAGTGGGGGGTCGACTGGGCGGAAAGGCTTACAAGGTTTTGGATTACATTCATCTTCTTTGTCATCAATCAGGAGACGCAGATATTTTTTTTTATAATATTCTTCACTCTTACTCCACATATCCACATCCTTGAACCTTAGACTACTTATTTGATCTTTATGGTATATTTGGTCGTCGCCTGGATTAGCTATTACCAGTTCTTGCCATTCATTTAATAGGTATAATGAAAACTGTTTGATATTGCCCCATTTCTTTGTAGATATTTTCAGTGAAACCATGCGTGGGTATTCTTTTTTATCGCCGTCTCGGAAACATCCCCTAATTATTTCATTGAATGCATTTTTAACCCCCCTCCTCATTAACCTTGCCCAATCACCATGTTCTTTACTTCCCTCGTAACTTTCCCATTCTGATGAAGGTATCAAAAATGATCTTTTATCATCCTCAATTGGTTTTCGTTTGTTTAACAAATTGTTAAGATCTTGATAAAATTCATTCCTTCCATCTGATGACAACCATTCTTTATATATTTCCAACATTTTATCCCATTCAATTAATTTGTTCGAATTTATCGGACCAACATCATCAGACTCGGCATAATTGCGTCGTTGCTGGACGCGTCTCGGACGTGATGCGGCGGCGCTGGCTGTGCTCGGGGAGGGCGCCAAGTTCCGGAATGCTCGAGTAGAGGCATCTCTATTTCCCCTTTGCCTCTGAGCGGTCTTCTCCGTGCGGTTTTGTGTCCCCTGTTCGTACTTGTGTCTCATTTTGGGTGGGAGTCTACTCTTGTGTCTCATTTTGAGTGGTTTCCCACTAATAAGAGATCCACCTACAGCAGGATTACCACCTTCTGTTGTCCTTCTCTTTTTCGAACTCTGCTGAGCTTCAGCATCAATCGCTTCTCTCTTCTTTTGTCGAGCTTCGCTCTTCTTTTTTTGTAATCCAATACGTCCATTAATCTTTCCTAAGTTATCACAAAATTTATTAAACATATCTAGAGTTTTTGCTTCATCATTTTTACACATATCTGCTATATTTAGATAAATATAACATGCCAAGGGAAAATCTTCTGGATTTTCATCATAACCTTCTTCCTCAGATAAAGGGGTCCCAGGAAACACCAAACTACTAGTCCCCATTTTTGTTTCCCCTTTATCAACTGTCTCTGTAGTTGAAGATGTTCCACGATATTGAATGTTGGGATTACCACCAATAAATCCTTCACCGGTCAGTGCTAACTTCGGTCTATCACTATCTTCAAGGAAATCATGTTTAAAATCATGGGCACATAAACAGATTAGTTTATCCATAGCAAATGAATCTAAATAAATAGTATCAGGATCGTCCATTATATAATTTATACAATATTTTTAAAAACAGGGTAAAAAAAGAATGTAAATAGACCTTAACTATAACTCATATATCGGAACATTTTGAATGGATAATCCACAAATCAGACTATCTGTATTACATAGGGTATGTGCCAATCATGTTATAATCATTAATAAGATATTATTATCGTAAAATATCTTCTGAATTACCAAAATAAACTATATGGCGCGATTAAAGGTTGTGCCCACCTATTGTGAAAATGGATAATATTATGTCTTATTTAACGCATCGTATTAATAAACGTTTGATACTCTTTTCATATTTAGGAGTTGGATCCTTTCGAACTTCATTAATATAAGTAAAATTCTTTTTCAAGTATTTCTCCATGAATTCCCCTTTGTCATCCTCATGATTGTATTTATCATTTGCAATACGTGTCAACAGTTCTTTATTCTGTTCATAAATAACATCCCTTAAAATATCCATCGTAGTTACTCTATATTATAATTATTATTAATTAATCAAATTTATAATTTACTTCTTCGATCATAATTGTATTCTTCGATTGACACAATATAATACAATTCAAAACGATAAAATCATCTTTTCTCCATCCACCTTAAAATCCAAATAAGTTTCTCCATTTTCTTCAAATAAACTATAATATCCAACCCCATAACCTTCAACATCCAATTCTTTAATATTCCATTCAACTTTATAGAGTTGATTCGGTTTAGGTTCTTCTATATCTATCATAGAGAATACTTATTTAACTATACAGTTATTTTAATTGAATAATATAAGAGTATATGTCGAAAAATATATTCTATTTGAAAATAGATGATTCATATCTAGATATTGAAAAATCAAGTAACCCTTTAAATCAACATCATATAATATGTTCAACCATACAAAATAATACAACTCAATTATGGTATTTTAATGAAGGAACATTAAAACATTATCAAACAAATGGCTACCTTACAAAGAAGTATCATGGCTGGATACCTTCACGTTCAAATATTATCCTTCAAAGGGAACATGATTACGATATTGGAAATGATGAACCATTTCAATGGACTTATACAAATGGCTGTTTAACTACTCAACAGAATGATTGCCAATATCAATTATGTAAAGATTTGAATCAAAATATTATCCTTCAAAAAGAAGGAAATACTATCTCTAACAAATGGGAATTAATACTCCGTCCGATCAACACTTGTTAATGAATGAACTCCTCCTTCCAATTGAGATGCATGAGAACGAATTTCAAACCTTAGAATACCTGAATTCATTACCTGATGTAATTCTTTAATCGTTAAACATCCTATATTCTGTAAACTATGTCTTAATCCTTGTAATAGATAAGGTATAAAACGATGGATTGACCCTTTATCTGCGACAGTCCCACTTACACCCTGAGATACAACAGGTAAATTCTTATTAAAATCATTATAATATCTTACGGCATTTCCATGTCTCTGTGTAATGGCATCTTTTGAACCCATCCCTCGATACCGTTTCATTCTCACACCATCTCGATAAAAATATTCACCTGGCGATTCATTTGTCCCTGCTAACATTGACCCACACATTACAACAGAAGCACCCAAAGCTAATGCCTTACAGATTGAACCAGGACTACTTATCCCTCCATCAGCAATAACGGGTATCCCATGTTCAGAACAATATTGAGATGTCTTATAAACAGCCGTCCCTTGGGCTCTTCCAACAGCACAGACCTCCTGTGTAGTACATATTGAACCAACCCCCATCCCCACACGAATTCCATCAACACCTGCCTCAATTAGATTCTTACACTGTTCAATTGTTACAACATTTCCCCCAATAATATCAATTAATGGATGCATTAGTTTTGTATATTTAATCATATTGATTTGATATTCGGAATCCCCTTGAGAAGAATCAAAGATCACAATATCAATCCCTGCATCAACTAATGCCTTTAATCTTTCACGATCTTCATCCCTTGTCCCTACAGTCGCACCGCAAAGGAGCTGTTTAGTAAGAGGGTTCTTTGACGCATTTGGATATTCTTCATTCGTTAATAAATCTTTTCGTGACATCAATGCAATGAGTTCATTCTTATCATTCACAATCGGCAATTTTCCTTTCCTTGAGCTTCGTAATAACTTGTTTGCTTCAAGTAAACTACATCCTTTATATCCAACAACAAGGTCTTCAGTAATCATCTTGTCTTTCACTAAGATTGTATCTACTTCTTTCATATTTTCAATGGATTCAATATCCCTCCTCGTCAGTATCCCAATAAATTGACTCCCCAATTTACCATCAATCGTCACAGGGAACCCTGAAAATCCATATTTTTCACTTAAAGTAAGTATTTCTTTTATGGTTTGTTCCGGATGGATCACAACTGGATCTGTAATAAATCCATTCTCAAACCGTTTCACTTCTTGAACCATAGCTACTTGTTCCTCAATACTACAATTGTAATGGATAAAACCAATACCTCCTTGTAAAGCCATTGCAATTGCCATTTTAGCTTCTGTAACCGTATCCATAGGACTACTTGTTATAGGGGATTTAATCGTAATATTTCGAGTTAGTTTCGTAGTTAAATAAATATCTTCTGTCCCTGATTTAATATGGCGTGGTAATAGGTTAATATCATTATAGGTATATCCTATCCCTTGATCGATAAGTTCTTTTGCTGATTTACCGTCCTCCATTTATTATTCTATTCATAAGGATCATCTTAAATATTAAAATTTGATTTAATTTGTAGTTTATTTTTACAATCAAAATATACATTATATTATGAATCGATTTCATGGACTTCAGGTTGAAGAATCAAATGAAAACACAATAGAATCACAGAATCAATTAAGAAATCGTTGTAAAAAGTTAAGACAAAAAAGTCTTAAATTTGCAAGAGTCGGTGGAGAAGGCCTACGAAAAGAAATTGAAAAGTTGATTATTGAGATTCAAGAATATAACAATCTTTCAGCTCCACCGAAAAAAAAAGAAAAAGAAATAAAAGGAATACTTCATGATGATGATTACTTCATGAATCAAATCATTAAGGAAAAAAAAATGTATCAAATAAAACAAGCAATAAGGCAAAATAGAATAAATAAGTTATGGAGAGAGCCTCTATCAGAGTATTCAAAACTAGAATACCCTCAATGGTCTCCTAAAACGCATACATTATTCCCCCTTCCTATGAAGAACATTATCATTCAATTATCATGTTATTTAAATCAAGAAGATACAATATTCTCTATACTACCTCAAGAAGTATTCTTTAGGATCCTCGAGAATCTAAAATGGATTGATTTTCCAGATGAAATTACATCAAACAATGTAGTTACTGTTTATCAAAGAAATGGGGAGAAGAATGTTATTAAATGGTAGAAATTATAAATAAATCTAAAGTTTGCTATACATCTCCTTATACATAAGACGTAACATCTTAAGTTTGTCATTCGCACACGCCGCTTTCTCAATTAGTTCATCCATATCCTCAAGATGCGTAGGATGTTCTCCAACTGCAACCAAATTCTCAAAATATACTCTTAATGTAGTTCTATAGGATAAGATTTCTGATTTATACTTTTGGACAAGGGCATCATACAATTCATGTTTCATTACGTCCATTTATCAATAATTCACACTATTTCCTTAAATTAAAAATTATTTTTTACCCTTCTTCCTACTTTTTTTAGTTTTTCTAGTTTTTCTTCGTTTCAAAGTTTTCCTTTTCTTAGTTGTTCTTTTTTTAGTCTTCTTTCTTTTTCCCTTTCTCTTTTTCTTCCCTCCAAAATGTTCTTTTTTTCTCCTTACTCTTTTTCCTTCTGGATGTTCAACGAATGGTCCTAACTTTTCTAATTCTTTTTGAGTGGCTAAATTATTATTGATTTTCCTTATTTTCATATCTGTATGTTCTAACCGTAACCTTCCTTGTGATAATTCATTATTTAATTTTTCAAGCTGTGATTCAATAGTATATATTTGAGAATAAGCATTCATATATTCAGGATTATTAAAAAATGTAAATCCATTCTTGATATCCTCTACCATGAGAGGCGCTTCATACTTATTTTCTTCTGCTTCCCGTTCAAGATCAGCTAGCTCCATTGTTTCTAGATTTTTTTTATATTCAATCCAGTCTGATTCTTGCCAAGGTTTTAAATTACTGTAAACGGGATTTTCTACAATATATTTTATAATACCTTCCCTTTGTAATTTTAATGTAATGCCTTCTAATACTTCTCTCCAACCAGATTGTGCCCCTGTGAAATCTTGAATACCCTTTTGAATACGTTCTAATGCTTGTAATTGTTTCCTTCTTTCCGTTTCAAACTCTTTGAGTGAATTTTTAGATTCCGTTGTGATATATTTCCTATATAGATATGCCCATGTAGGGAAACGCTCAATTAATTTTATATGATCTGGTTCATACAGACATGATGAATTATAAATGGTAATTGTAATTGGTTGAGGACTTGACAATTCTGATTCAACAAGACTAAGAACTTTATCAATTACTGAATGATCAGGATGATGGATATGTGCTATCCCTTTTTCTTCAGAATTCCTTAACTCGGGTCCAGGTATCCAATCATTTTCTCCATCCGGCGTTTTACTAACATTATTAAAGATATACTCTGATTGAGGGTTACCTTCCTCAAGAGGAACTTTGACAAGTTGTAAGAAGCCACAATGAAATCCTGCATTTTCCTTTGAATCATAACTAAAACGTACATTTGGTAAATCGACTGATTTTCTATCTTCAGCATTATAAAATGATACCCACTTGCCTTGTTTTTGTGGTGCTCCTCTACCCCTAATTCTTGATACAAGATCACCTCGTGTAGGTGGAGGAGGAGGGTCGAGAACATCAATCGATACAATTTGACGATTGTGAATCACTATTCTGAGATAATCCTTAAACCTTTTTTCTTTTGCAACAAAATCAAGACCAAAATCCCCTGTAAGTGTAGTTTGTGAACTTAATGTAGATGACCCCATAATACTATTTGTTTTGATTAGTATAGTGATTGTTTTATCTGGATCTATTACACCCACTGCTGGCCATCCCAGTCCCTGAACACCGCTTCCTTTTCTTATAAGAGGATACTCTAAATCAAGGTTTCCATGGGCACTGTGATAAAAAAAGTATTCCTTGGGTTCTTCTGGTTCTTCCAGTCCTTCCGGTATATCTTCATCTACAAATGGAATAGTATCCTGTCTTTCTAATGGTGGTGGTGGTAAGTCAAGAGATCCTTCCACTTCTGGAATATCAGTTCTTAGCATTATACTATATCATTGATAATAATTAATTCATGGTATAAATTTGAATTCTTCAATATTTTTTGTTTAATAAAATATGACTCTTGATCCATCCGTAGGAAAATACGTATTCTTTACCCTTGTGGGTGGTATTATCTTTACCTTTATCGTTTGTCGATTCTGTAAATGTTGTGAAGAGTGTAGTAATCGGCGAAATGTAATTCAAGTCGAATCAATTGATGGAGAAGATATATAAAATAATATTTGTTGCGTTCATTTTTTATATCCAATTAATATATATATATGGTCCAAAGGAGTAATAAAAAAAGTAGAGGTAGAAAAGTAAAACGGAGTAATAAAAAAAGTAAAGGTAGAAAAGTAAAACGGAGTAGTAAAAAAAGTAAAAGCAAAAAAATCTATGGTGGAACAAAGACATCGAAAATAGTAAAGAATAAGAAAGTAGGGGTCAGAAGTAATAAGATCAAAAAAGAACCTTCTGTAAAAGTTCAAGGATGGACATTGCATAGTGGACCAAAATCAGAATTAATTTATCCTGCGTATTTCAAATCAGAGGAGTTAAAAAAAGTAGAAGAAGATCATAAAAAGGTTCGAGAAGATCTAGCTGCTGCTGAATATTTACACAGTCAAAGACCTCAACCTCAACCCCGATGGGAACCAAGTCGTTTGCCTCCTCCAGAGGTTGAACTCATGATGCCTGGATTTTAAAGGTTATCTTGTAGCAATCCAATGATGGATTTCACCCCGATGTTTTTTATTTAAAATCTCAACATTTTGTTCTAAAATTTTATTTGAATCATGCCAATCACCATGACACGATATTCGAGAATACTTCAGAAGCATCCATTCGATTCGGTATTGTGTCATTTTTTAATCTTATTATTTAGTAGTAGTATTTAAATATTACTATTAAATCAAAATTTAATAAAATATATAGTATATATGTCAAAGACTTTCAAACAAGCATGGGAAACAGGTGATGATTTTGCCCCGATGTATTCAAAGAAGAGAAGTAAAAGATCAAATATTTCTAAAAGTAAGAGTAAAAGTAAAAGTAAGAGTAAGAGTAAGAGTAAGAGTAAAAGTAAGAGTAAAAGTAGAACACATATGGTGAAAGTCAATGTATCAGGTTTCGGAGTTGTTGAGATAGATTCTGGAGAATATAAAGGAGAAAAAGAAAGTGATATGCATGATTTTCTTAAAAAAATATTTCAAAAAATAAAGCCAGGATCATCGTATGAAAAAAGCTTCAAGGGGAAATTCTCATTATCAACGCGTGATGGTATTCAATTAAGTGAGCGTATAAATACAAGAGGATTAGATAATTTATCTCCGAAAGAGATCAAAGATATTATTAAAAAAAGTAATTATTTAAACCTCGTATATGCTCCTCTTGCATTACGACCAAAGAAAACTCCCGAAATTATTGAACTTGAAAAAACAATTGCTAAATTGGAAGAAAAATCAAACAATTCTAAAGAGATAACCCAAGCAAAGAATAAAATTAAAGATATCTTAAATAAACAATCCGCATTTGTAGCTGGAAGAGTTCAGATCACAAAAGGAGGAAGGAGTAAACGTAGTAAACGTAGTAAACGTAGTAAACGTAGTAAACGTAGTAAACGTAGTAAAAAGAAAAAGAGGACAAAAAGAAAGAAGAGATAATTTATTTTATTGAATTGCTTTTACAGATTTAGATTTTGATTTTTTTTTGGATTTGGTTTTCGATTTCATCATTTTATAAATTTGTTTGCGCATTGCAAAACACCCTGTAATGAATTTGTAGTCATCCATTAAAGTTTTAGACTGAACAGAGCCACGAGCAACCGCATGGTCTGGATGATTTTTATTAATCCATCGAACAGTTTTTGATTGATTTGTTAAACCGTATTTCTTGAATAGTTTAACGCATGGAGCAATAGGATTATGAACTGAAGGTAATGGTTCTGTTTTTATTTTTGTTTTCTTAGAATATGATTTACGACGATGTGATTTACGATGTGTTTTTCTTTTCTTTTGATTCGTTCTTCTTTTATTACTCCTTTTATACATTATAATATTACATATATTATATATTTATGCCAAAGAAGTCTAAAAGTTCAAAAAGATCTTCTTTTCAACAAGCGTGGGAAACTGGTGATGATTTTGCTCCAAGCTATACAAAGAAGAAAAGTAAGAGTAAAAGTAAAATTTTAAAGGGTTCTAAGACTAAGAGTAAGAGTAAGAGTAAGAGTAAGAGTAAGAGTAAGAGTAAGAGTAAGAGTAAGAGTAGACCTTCTAAAAAAGATCGT